GTATCCTAAGAATAGGTTGAAATTGAAACGGGCACTACCGCCCACCTCTGAAAATGGAGTTTACACAATGGCTAAGCAATACACCGGTACCAATCGCGCTAAGGTTGCGGCTATCATGGCTGATCACCCTGATCACAGCCGCGAAGCTTGCATCGCGCTGATTTCGCAGCTCGGTTCTATGCCCTACGCAACTGCCAAGGCTGGTTACCAGCGCGCAGTTCGCCTCGGCATCGCACCTGGACAGGGCAAGGCTGCTACGGCTGCTAAGGCACCCAAGGCGGCGAAGGTCGCTAAGGCGCCCAAGGCGGCTAAGTCCAAGGCGGTTCCCGCTAAGAAGCTTCTTAAGGAAGTTGGCTTGAAGGTGACCAAGGCTAAGGTCGAGCTGAACGTTGATGAAATTGCTAAGATCAAGGAAGCGAACCTGGCTCGCATGCGTGAGGTCTCCGAGAAGCTGAAGCCCAAGGGCAAGGTCCGTGACTACGGTACTCGGGTCGCCGCTCCCGAAGGCGAGGGTGTCTCTGACTTCGACCCTACTCTCGCCCGTGAGGAAGTGAACGCTATCCTCCGTGACGAGCGTCTGCTCGACGTTTGCCCCAAGTTCGTTCGTGACGATATGTGATTGGTTCTGGTTCGGACCTACGGGTCCGTTCCTTTCAAGCTGATTACGGTCGGCTTCAACGGAACGGTTTCTAGGAGAATATGATGACTTCACTTGATGAACGTATGAACGAGGGTATCGACCGCCTGATCGCCAAGCTCGAGGAGATCAAGGCGAAGCAAGGCGGCTACTACATCAAAGCTATGACGGTAGCCGAGGTTGGTGAGGAAGCCAAGAACTACGCTGACTTCTGGGAATACAAGCTTAACGATTGGGCTTCTGACTGAGGGGAATGATGATGTATATCACGCCGATCAATATCGCTGGTGCTTCAAAAACTGGTACTCTGTACGACATTAATGTCGCTACGATCACCCAGATCCTAGGGTTCGGTCCTAATATTGACGACGACCCAACCAAGGTAGTAAACTCCTGGGGGTTCGAGATCGACGGACGAAAGTTCGGTATCTGGGACTTCAAAGGTTCCCATCACGCTGGTCAGTTCTCGACCTATGGCGACCCAGGAGCGCTGTCTAAGCTCTTCCCCGCCCACTATGTCTAAGGAAATCAAAATGGATAAGCTCACGTTGGTTCGCCGTATCGAATCTATCAACCAGGAACTTCTTGAGGTCTGCAACGTAGTAATGGACGCTGAAATGGGGTCTGAGGCTTACGAGGCTCTGGTAGCCGTTTCAAACGCTATCTCGTTCCTTGAGAACTACCTGTACCCAACTTTCGCTACCGACGCTGACGAGGACATCTTCCATTGATGGAGGAAGTTCTTAGGATCTATGCTGTGTTTTCGTTCTGTGCAGCTGTGTTCGTTGTTATGCCGCCCTGCACTTACCGAAAATATTCACTTGACTTTGAATCAACCCTACGGTATAATTACTTGTAAACTGAAAACAGGAGCAAACAAATGGCACACAATATCGAATACGTCAACGGTAAAGCTCAAATGGCTTACTCTGGTGATACCCCTTGGCACGGTCTCGGTGTTAAGGTTCCTAGCGATCTTACCCCAGCTCAGATGCTCGAGGCGGCAGGGCTTGACTGGACCGTATCTAAGTCTCCCGCTTACGCTATTGTCGCTGGCGAGCCTGTAGCTGTCGGTCACTCGGCTCTGGTCCGCTCTTTCGATAACTCTATCCTGGACGTGGTTTCCGACGACTGGAATCCTGTACAGAATGAGGAAGCTTTCGACTTCTTCAACGAGTTCATTGGCGCTGGCGATATGGAAATGCATACGGCTGGTTCGCTGCGTAACGGTCAGATCGTTTGGGGTCTTGCGAAGATCAAGGAAAGCTTCGAGCTCTTCAAGGGCGACAAGATCGATTCCTACCTTCTCTTCTCAAATTTCCACAATTACGGTCACTCTACCGACGTTCGCTTTACGCCTATCCGTGTTGTGTGTAATAACACTCTGACACTCTCACTCAACTCTAAGGTTGAGCGTATGGCGAAGATCAGCCACCGCAAGGTGTTTGAGCCGACCGCTGTGAAGGAAATGCTCGGCATCGCTACCGACAAGCTCGCTAAGTACAAGGATATGGCTTCGTTCCTCGGCTCTAAGAAGGCTAAGGAAGAGAACATTGTCGAGTACTTCACTCGAATCTTTCCTGTCTCTGGCTCTAATGAAACCAAGAAGAAGGAAGTGTCGAAGAGCGCCCAGCTTGCTCTTGATATTCTTCACACTCAACCTGGAGCCGAGTACGCCGAGGGCACTTGGTGGCAGCCATTCAACGCTGTGACCTACCTGACCGATCACCTTGCTGGTCGTTCGGCGGACACCCGCCTTGCCTCTGCTTGGTACGGTTATAACAAGGGTGTTAAGACCAAGGCTCTTGAGCTCGCAATCGATATGGCGGAGGCTGTGTGATGGCTTACAATCAAGAAAAACTAACCACTTCGTTAACTCCCGTCAAGCTTGGTGGGGAAACTGTTCTTTCCTATTTTTTAGATTCGAACGGCGATATTTATAGCACCGCTTACGCAAAATTTCATTGTTACGAAATGTGGGCGCGCAAAATTAGATCGAGCGTTTCAGGTAATACAAAATACCCGATGGTGACTTTAAGTATCAACGAAATTCCTAAGAAAATTAGCGTACACAAAGTTGTTGCGGAAACGTTCATTGATAAACCGTTGCCGCCTGGTGTTTCGGAAAAAGATTGGAAAAACACACCACAATCGGTGAAAAATTGTTTCAACCATTTTTGGGAAGTCAATCATATCGATCATGACCCGTTGAACTACGACCCCTTAAATTTAGAGTGGGTTTCGAGGTTTGAAAATAAAAACAAGTATCATGAACATAGGAAGGCTTCATGAAGCCGACTCTTGAGTTCTTTGAAACTCTTGGTCAGTATATCTACAACTATGTCAACGAATATAGCGAGGTGATATACGTTGGCAAAGGAGTTGGTGATCGTTGCTTAGCGCACCTGAAAGATAAAGGGTATAGCATCGAGCAATGTAATATAGTAGCGAGGAATTTGGAGAAATTCAACGACAAACCCTCACTGCTCTTAGAATCTTTTCTGATCAATCAACTCAACCCGAGCGACAACGTTGTTGCGGGTCACTACAAGGAGTGTTTCAACGTGGCTTCCCTGTCTTCAATGTTCTCTGATTTCACGCTAGATCAGTACGACAACTTTGAGAAGTTTCCTGATTGGTACATTGATAATTACCAGAGCGCATTCAAGGGTCGCGTTCGAGAGATAAAAATCAATTCAGGTACTACATTTATCCTCAGCAACGCCCGTAACTCTATCTATATGATGTGGTATTGGTCGCCCAACGAAGAAGAAATCAAGGTGACGTTCGAAGTCAATTTTGGCGAAGAACAAAAGGTTGAGTCAATCAAAAATAAAATCATTGAATGGCTGGCGCAAAACGGCTATAATGAACCGTTGCCTGATGGGAAACGTCAGAAGCTCGCTGTCAACTGCGAGAACATTGACGCTGTAATCAAGCTGTTCAAGAAGTTCATGTCTTAAGGAGAAATTATGGCTCGTCGTCAAGCACTTATCGCAAAAACAGTTAAAAAGCCTCGAGTTTCGCACAGCGAAGCCTATTTGATCAACCGTAAATATATGGGCGACGAGCCAGAGTTCCTAGGTGCTATGACAGAGGGCGAAGTTGCACAAGCTTGTAATTGGTACAATTGTATGTGTGACAAGAGCGACGCTCGCGAGTATACAGAAACCTGGCTCAAGAGTCAGGGTAGACTTGATGAAGTCAAGAAGTTCAAATCTATCCCTGACGAGTGGGTTAACCTCACTTGCGCTTGGATCGCCCGTTTGCTTGCTAAGGATTACGAAGTCCCCGCTCACTCTATAGAGTTCTTCGAAAAAACATTCGCTTACACTTTGACGAAGGCTAAGGTTCAAGCTGAAAGCTCGACGCCCAGAGCCTCCGTGCAAGATCGTATGCGTGAGCGTGCTCATGATATCATCGGCGAAATTGAGGAAATGATCGATGCTGGCGAAGACTTTTCTGTTTACGATTGGCTCAAGGCAAAGGAGATTCCTGCTACATACGCTCCGATGATTGCTGCATATTACGCTGGGCCACTCACAGAGCTTATCGAGGCGTACGAAGGAAAGTGTCCGCAGCTGAAAGAAGCATATGCGTATATGACCAAGAAACAGCTTGGCGAACGTATCAAGTTTTATCATAACATTGTGACAGATGCTGACAAGTACGCTGGGGTTGTCAAAAAAACAAGAGCGCCAAGCAAACCTCGCGCTGTCTCTAAAGAAAAGATCTTGAAGAACTTCAAGTACCAGAAGGAAGACAACAATTACAAAATTGCTTCGGTCAATCCAGAAAAGGTTCTTGGCGCTCAAGAACTCTGGTGCTTTAATACGAAAAACAAGGTTGTATCTGTATTCAGAGCTCTTGACCGTGGCGGGCTAAACGTAAAAGGCGCGAGCATAACTGGTTACGACGAAAGTTCAAGCTGTAGCAAAGGAACTAGCCGTAAGACGGAAATAATTCTTGAAAAGATACAGAAATCAGGTAAGATAGTCCTTAAGAAGTTGATGGACGAGTTAAAAACTGATAAGCCTCTACAAGTTCGTATGAACGAAAACACTGTGCTAATAAAGGTGGTGTGATGAAGTACTCTTTATATCGTGTAGACGGAACTGCAGGTGACTCTGGACCTATGTGTGAGATCCTAGACCAAGAAAGCTATCAGCCTATCCCTGGATGCTACTACCCTCGTGTTGGTTGTGGGGTTCGTGTAGGTTCATATTACGCTCGTTCGTATTCGGGGCAGGATTACTGGCAAACGACACCTGTTACAGAAATTACTGACGAATGGATCGATGACCAAGGCTGTTCGAACGTGAGGTTCAAAACGAAGAACTCAACATATATCTGGAAGGAATTTTGATGCTTAACTGTTGGATTTTTGATATCGACGGTACTCTTGCCGACTCCAGCGCCCGTCAGCACTTTCTTGATAATGGAAAGAAGGACTGGGACGGCTGGTTCCGAGAGATGGACAAGGACCCCGTCCACACCGACGTCATGCAGTTCCTCGACTACGCCTTAGATCAAGACATCCCAGTGTTTATCTGCACGGGACGTGACGAGGGCTATCGTGTAGTTACCGAGAAGTGGCTTGACTGTAATGACATCGGCTACACAAAACTGTTCATGCGCCCAGCTGGCGATCGTCGCGACGATTCGGTAATCAAAAAGGAAATGCTTGACGACATGCGCTCGAAAGGGTATAATCCTTCTCTTGTCTTTGAAGACCGTGATCGTGTTGTAAAGATGTGGCGTGAGAATGGTATCCGTTGTTTCCAGGTAGCTCCAGGAAACTTTTAATGCAGGAAGAGAGATATCTTATGTGGCCAAGCCTCGCAGAACGTGAGACATATGTACAAGGGTACGCTGCTGTTAATCAGCATAACCTGAAGTCTAATAAATTCCTTCCTAACCCATACAGCGAAGTTACGGAAGCTTTGCTCTGGGAAGCCTGGGAAGTTGGGTTCAATGATGCATTTCAAGATGAAATGGTAGTGTTACGTATTATTGAGGAGATGAGTGGTGAGTAAAATGAAAACCGTGTTGATGGTTGATCCGCCTTCTGGTTGGAAGTATGGCTTCCCTAAGCCACTACCTGACCCTCGCCCTGAGGATATGATTGCTTGGTTTATCGAGCAGGGATATCCTCAGAAAGAAATTGATGCTTGTGGTAAACACTTTTACAGCCGTTACTGGGAAACGGAGATTGAAGATGAAGCTTGAAATTGATGACGATATCGTAAACAAGATTATTGTCGAAGACCTTCAGAAGGCATATATCTCTTGTCAGGAAGAGGTTGCCCGTCTGGTAAAGAAGGAAAAGCCTCTCGAAGATTACGAGTATCAGGATATCTATGATAGCGAAGAAACCTCTAATGCTCTTGCAAGGGTTCTTCAGTATTATATGTACCGCCCCGAAGCTGATGCTTTCATCGCTAAAAATAAATTTAGGCAAGGTCACTTTTTTGATTGACTTTTGACGAGTGATGAGCTATACTAAATATATTGCTTGGTTGTTGAGGCGTAAGGAATAGACAGTTTGGACTCGGGGGCAGTACCCGACGTCTCCACCATGAGCAGATTGCGTCACACTTAATTGAGGTTGACGACCTCGAGTCTGCTTTTGCTGGGGACGAAATTAGTTTCGACAGGCTGTGATAAAGGTACGAAGAGACCGATGCAAACGTTATAGATGCTAACGATAATGCACCTCTAGCTGTGGCACTCGCTGCCTGAGCATGAGTTTTCGGTGGGTTTGACTTGGAAACAGAATAAACCCACCACCTTTTTGGTTCCTTAGCTCAGCAGGATAGAGCAACGGATTTCTACTCCGTGGGTCGAGGGTTCGAATCCTTCAGGAACCGCCATTATTGGGCGTGGGTGTTGGTACACGGGAGGCACTTATAAAGCCTTTAGCAGTAGATGACTGTTCTTGACAGGGTTCAAATCCTTGCACGCCTACCACTTTTAGGATTGTTATGACACCAGATAAGTTTGGGTTTTATCAAGTTGGTAATAGAAAAACTTTCAGTAAGTTTGAAGCACTTGAGTGGTCTAAACAATCGAACGTTGAAGTCAGTTGGATTTTCAATGACGAAGCGTTTTCGAGATTCGATTGGTTTACAGAGCCTGATATTGACCTTTGGGAACTTTATAAGCAAAGAGCCAGGCAAATACGTGATAAATATGACTACTGCGTTCTTTGGTACAGCGGCGGGAGCGACAGCCATAACATATTAATGTCTTGGTTAGACGCTGGTTGCAAGGTGGACGAAATTGCCGTTACATGGAATTACGGTTTAACAGGAAATTTACAAAATCATCAAAATGCTGAAATCGTGAACGTTGTATTACCTGACGTAAAAAAACTAAAAAACTCTGGTTATGATTTCAAGTTTAGGTTGATTGAAATACCTGACGTGGCTCTTAAGTTTTTCGAAAACACGAAAAACAACCACGAGTATTTTTTCAATTACAATATTCAGCTGAGTTCTATAGGCAAGCAATTAATTCGTGACGAAGTTGATGATTATAAAAAGTTAATCGACGGCGGAAAAAAAGTTTGTTTTGTTTGGGGTAAGGATAAACCTTATGTCTATAACCAAAACAACAAATTTTATTGTACGTTTGCTGATACAATTGACGACGTTGTTGGTCCTTACTCTCAACAAAGGCGTTCGCAAGGTTGGTATGATGAGTTGTTTTATTGGACTTCAGACATGCCGAGCTTGCCTATCAAAATGGCGCACGTAGTCAAAAACTATTTGAAGTTTGCTGAAGATAAATCAAATTTTATGAATCAACCATATTTGTTGAATGATTCAAACTACAGCCCTTCTTTGAATATGTTTCTTAAGGCGGAAAAGATAAAAGAGTTATTGTACCCGAAATGGTCTAATAATATTTTCTGTAACGGTAAATCGCCTAGAAGAATTTTAGGTTTAAGAGACGAATGGATTTCGAAACTCGATATCTCGAAAAAAGAAACTATGTCATCTGTAATATCAAACATATTTTCGTTGACTGAGCAAACCAAACCAACAGCTATGAAACCATTTTATAGCAAAAAATATTGGTTAGAATAATGGAGTTTTCATGATAGCCTTCACGCAGAACAATTTCGTCACGGAAATTGAACAGCTTTGTTTTACAAAAAATATGGAGTACATCGACGCTGTCTTGCACTGGTGTGAAAAAAATAATATTGAAATTGAATACGCTGCTTCTTTTATCAAGAAAGATCCTGTCTTTAAGTTTAAGATTCAGGAAGAAGCAGAAAACTTAAACTTCATGAAACGTAGTGCTCGCCTTCCGCTATAAATAGATAGGACACAAAAGATGGAGAGCGGCATGCTAATAAAAACCATCGGCAAACCTAAGAATGTTTCTGTCTCTGTTTGTACAAAAGCTGTTAATTTTTATGGTAAAAAGCTACTAACTCCAGGCTTGTTCGAAAAGATAGAGTTAGAGCTAGAGTTTAGCTCAGAAGATATGAGCAGCGATGTATATGGTTATTGTGATTGGAACTTTGATAACCACAGACCAAAAGACTTTACGATCACCATTCGACCAAACCTAAGCAAGAAGCAAACCCTACTCGCTATAGCGCATGAGATGGTACACCTTAAGCAATATGCTAAAGGCGAGATGAAAGATTATGTTCGTAAACATAAAGTAAAATTCAATAACAAAGTTTATGATCATAGCAAAATTGATTACTGGGAACAGCCATGGGAGATTGAGGCTCATGGTCGTGAAAAGGGTTTGTATTATTATTTCCTAAATGACGAAAGGAAAAAGTGATGGGTTACGGTAGCACAAGAAGAACAGCCTGTGTAGAAGTCGATGTTGATTTTGACCTTGATGACTTTGACGAATCAGACCTAGTTGAATACCTTGAAGATAAGGGGTATACTGTTATTGAAGGTAAGGTTAGCACTCAGTACGAAACTTTCGATCAAATAGACAAGAAACTATGGCAGCTGTATCTGACGTATACATCCGAAAAAGGCGCTGGTCCTGAGATGGACAAACAGCTTGGTGTTTTCTTTGGCGAGTACTACAACAAAGTTAGTGTATGATGTCCGCTTTTGAATGCTATAAAGAGTATATGGCTCTGAAGAACCACTTTACAAAGCCTTCATACGACTACTTTAAGTACAACGGCAAGACCCGTGTATCCACACAGAGCTTTGATACTCGCAAGGATAAGCTGTACTTTATGAAGGTAGCAAAACACGCTGACCCTGTAAATTATATGCTTGCCAACCTCGTTGAGAACGAGAAAACTTGGATCAAGGAAATTGCCTACTCTCAAACAGCTGAGAAGGTATATACTGACTGGGTAAAGCGTAATCAGTCGTTCACATATATGTTTCAGTCTGAAGCTGCGAAGCTTGACGAGGATTTTAACTCCAACTTCAAGATTCAAAGCAACAGTCACCCATTTGTTTTGAAACTGTATCTACGTAAAGAGATCAGTCTCGAAACATTAATCGTTCTTGTTGATATGGTAGGGTGTATGCCTTACTGGAACAAGAAGCTTGAGTATGACCCTGTTTGGCAAGAAATGTCTAACAAGGTTATAAAATATCGTCCGTTCCTCAAATATGATCGAGAAAAAGTCAAAAAGATTTTGCTTGACAAATATGGCGAATAGAGGTATACTAAATAATGTTGAGCGTTTATACAGCTCAACAAACAATACTATCAATATTAACAATACGGAGAATACTATGGACTTTTCTAAGCTTAAGGCACAATCAGGTAAGGCTTCCCTCGAGAAGTTGACTTCTGAACTTTCTAAGATCAACGGCAACCAAAGCGATAAGTCGAACGACGACCGTTTTTGGTATCCTAACGTGGATAAGGCTGGCAATGGCTACGCTGTTATCCGTTTCCTCCCAGCACCAGGTGATGAAGACGTTCCTTTCATTCGCATGTTCAATCATGGGTTCAAGGGTCCGACTGGTTCTTGGTATATCGAAAACTCCCTTACAACTATCGGCAAGACAGATCCCGTTGGTGAGATGAACACTCAACTCTGGAACTCTGGTGTTGAGTCTGATAAGGCGATCGCCCGCACTCAAAAGCGCAAGCTTACTTTTATCTCTAATATCTACGTGATCACCGATCAGCAGAATCCTGAGAACGAAGGCAAGGTGTTCTTGTTCAAGTATGGCAAGAAGGTGTTTGATAAGCTCAATGAGGCTATGAATCCTCAGTTTGCTGATGAGAAGCCAATGAACCCATTCGATCTTTGGGATGGTGCTAACTTCAAGCTTAAGATTCGTAATGTCGAAGGCTATCGTAACTATGATAAGTCAGAGTTTGCTGGCGCTGGTCCGTTGTTCGGTAGCGACGAGGAAATGGAAAAGACCTGGAAAAAGTGTCATTCACTTCAGGAGTTCCTTGCTGCTTCCAACTTCAAGTCCTATGATGAGTTGAAGGCAAAGCTCAATAAGGTTCTTGGTCTTGATGGATCGGCAGCTACTGCTCGTGCTAAGGCAGCGGTGAGCTCGGTGAGCTGGACCTCGGACGATGATGCTCCTTGGAACGAAGCTCCTGCTCCTTCAGTAAAGGCAAAGGCAGCACCGAAGTTCGATGAAGAAGAGGACGATGAGTCCTTGGAGTTCTTTAAGAAGCTTGCTGGCTAACTAAGT